AACTTGTGCTGGTTCTTCTACAACAACTTGTGCTGGTTCTTCTACAACAACTTGTGCTGGTTCTTCTACAACAACTTGTGCTGGTTCTTCTACAACAACTTGTGCTGGTTCTTCTACAACAACAGGTGCTGGTTCTTCTACAACAACATGTGCTGGTTCTGGCATTGGTTCTTGAACAACATGTGCTGGTTCTGGCATTGGTTCTTGAACAACTGGTTCTGGTTCTTCCATAACAATAGTTATATTTTCATTTTGGACAGCTTCCATATAAATTATATAGTATATAATTACAATATAATTCAATATAATTCAATATAAAAAAAATAATTTCCTAAAATTATTATTACACATATTTATCCAAAATACACTTTGGAATTAAAACATCTTTTAAAGTATCCAATTTTTTAAAACATTTATTTATTGTAACTTCACTTACTCCACAAACATTTTTAATGCTTAATTTGCTAATATTTAAATTACAATTGTATGATATAAAATACATTATACCAGCAGCAACAGCATGAGGAATATTATCTGAAATGATATTATTTTGTTCAACTTTATTTGTTACAAATTTTGCTAACATTGTAAGTTCTTGATTAAAATTTAATTTACTACAATAACGATCAATAAATGAACTCGGCATAGTAACGCATAAATCAGTTTGTTGTGATGGATCTATATTTCGTTCTATATTATGTAAAATATTAACAGCCATAGAACAACCATTTGTAGCACTCGTCTTATCCAATTTAAATATTTCAGCGATTTCATGAGGCGTTCTTGGACAACCATTCAACCTACAAGAAATATAAATAGAAGCGGATTTAATTCCATCTCTATTCATTCCTCTAAACATCTTTTGTTCAGAAATATCTTTATGAATAGCAATAGCATCATCTATAAATATTTTTGGTATTCCAGAATTTTGTGCCATAATTGTAATAAATTGGAACTCATCATATAATGATTTTTCCTTATGAGGCATAGATTGCCATTCTGCCCATTTACGAATTTTTTTCATTTCATATGATGAATTGGATGAACATAATACTTTACAACCAAAAGATGATTCTACCAATAAAGGGTTTATAGGGTTACCACAACGGGTAGGGTCATTTGCGTTTTTGTCATCATTTCCATAAAATCTCCATTCGGGTGAATAATCTAAAGTATCCTTACAAATAACTCCGCACGTTTTATTAGTACATGTAGGGAAACCATCTTCCATTATAACTAAAGGTGATTGACACAAAGAACATAAATCAATGTCCTTATTTTTATTATATATACATTCCAATTCATCATTCAATTCTTCATTTACATTTTTTTTATCACTATCAAAAATATCCCATAATTTATTTTTGTCTATATTTGTTAAATTTGTTTTCTTTTTTTGAGTTTTTTTAATATTATTATCTATTATTGGTTTGTTATCAATTGCTTTATTTTCTATTTTAGCAGCGGCATTGTTCATATATTTATTTACATTTATAAAAGAGTTATTTTTTTTTATTTTAACGCGTATTTTAAATGTTTCACCTATTGTAATCATATTTATCTGGTTGAATTATTATAAAAAAATATAATAATTCAATTTTTTTATTTTTTTTCTATGGTTGAAATGAAACTTTTTTCTCTATTTTTTCAAACATATCAGAACCATATACCAAATTTCCACTAGGTTTATATTGCCCAATAGGAGTATAATTTTTTTGTTCTTTTTGATTAGCTTGTTGTTTATCATTCAACATTCTACCGTTCATATCCTCTTCTTTATCATCTTGTTTAGATATGACTTCTCCTTTTTCGTTTATAACCATTCCAGTTTTCTTTTTAAATTCATTTCTAACATAAGATGGTACCCAATTCACCCAAGATATAAATATCGCATTAGGATGTACATATTTCACTAGAAATCCATTGTCTTCTAATTTATTTACTAAATATGCTATACAATCTCCTTGGTCATACAATGGTTCTCCAAATATATATTCAGGAACTATAAACCATATATGTTTATCATTTACTTTATTACGACCCGTGAATGTTATTCTCTTATGTATTCTGTTTAATAATTTATTAAATATAGTTAATTGTTTTAATTCACGCTGTTGTTTTTTTTCATATAATTCATCTATATTAACTTTTCCTCGGGTTTCTTCATCATTGACATATAAAAAAGATGACATTATATTTATTGATAGAAAAAATATAAAAAAAATATACTAATTTTATTTATGGACAATGAACAAGACAATAAAACACAAATACAACAAAACGAAACAAAAATTAGACACTTAGTTATATCAGGCGGCGGAATAATAGGATTTTCATTTTATGGTTTATTGAGAGAAACACATAAAAAAGGTATTTGGAATATCAATGATATTCAAACCATATATGGAACATCAGTAGGTTCTATAATTGGTGTCTTTATAGCATTAAAATATGATTGGGATATAATAGATGATTATTTGATAAAACGTCCTTGGCATAATGTATATAAATTTTCTATGGATTCGCTATTGTTAGCATTTCAATCGAAAGGTTTATTAGATAAAAAAATAATAGAAGATACATTTTCACCATTATTTAAAGGTAAAGACATTGATATTAATGTCACTTTAAAAGAATTTTATGAAATAACAAATATTGAATTACATATTTTTTCAACCGACATTAATACATTTAATTTGATAGATTTTTCTTATAAATCACACCCCGAATGGTCAGTTATTGACGCTGTATATTGTTCTTGTAGTCTTCCTATATTATTTCAACCGATTATAAAAGATAATATTTGTTATTGTGATGGTGGTTTTATAGCAAATTATCCTGTTAAACAATGCGTTGAAAATGGTGCTTCACCTGATGAAATATTTGGTATGTGTAGAAATTCTATATTTGATGATAGTAGTAAAATTACTGAGAATTCTACATTGATTGACTATATTTTTAATCTGTTATATAAAACCATTGATAAAGTATTAAATATAAAAAAAGAATATTCTATTAAAAAAGAAGTGTTTATAAAATGCCCACCATTATCTATTTATGATATTTATGAAACCGCTTCTTCTATGGAAAAACGATTGGAATTGATTTCTAAAGGATATTGTGATGAATAATTTATTTTCTAATATAAACAATATGAATAACATAATATATATAATATATTCTGTTATGTTATATCAAGAATTTTTTATTCATAGAACAAACACTTTTAAAAAATCACCTGAATTAATATTAGAAAACTATAAAAATAAATCATTAAATATAGTAGAATTAGGAACTACAAGAAGTTTTCTATCCGGTGTATTATGCTATGACCCTTCTTATTTTAATGTTAATGAACCACATAATTGGGATTGGGGTGCGGGTATATTCACCAAAGTATTCAGCGACAATTTGAGTAACAATAGAATTGAATATAAATTATATTCTGTTGACCCAAGTGTTGATGCGATTAGTGTTTCAAAACATATTTGCTCTGACAATAATAATATAATATACATAAATGATTATTCTACTAACTTTTTACAAAACATTGATTTCAAAATAGATTTTTTATATATGGATCATATGGAATCTTCAGAAGAGGCTTGTATACAACATCTAACTGATTCTAAAATAGTTATTGAAAATGATTTATTATCTGAAAATGGAATAATTTTGATAGATGATGTAAATTATCCTGATTATATCAAGTCAAAGGGTAAATATAGTATTCCTTATTTTTTAGAGAATAATTTTCAATTAGTTATTGGTGAATATCAAGTAATTCTTGTAAAATCATAAAAAAAAATTTATTTTCTATCATAGGTAAGATATTGATAAGGTATATTTTTATTTTTTGAATATAATATTTCACTTTTATTTACTAGTTTATAATACATACTCAAATATTCTTTATCAAAAGGAAAATAACTATCACCATCTATTATTTCATCAACCATGGTTATATGTAATTTATTACATTGTTCAATAAATATGTTGTAAATTTCACTACCTCCTATAATAAATACTTTTTGGTTATGTTTTTGATGTAATTGTAATATTGTATTTATATGTTCCATAGTCGTAAATAACACATTTTCATTAAAATTATTATTATTATAAATTGTTCTAGATAAAACCACATTCAATCTGTTTTTCAAAGGGCCGTTTGGTAAACTTTCGAATGTTTTTCTTCCCATAATTATTATATGGCCTTTTGTCAATTCACTAAAATTAACAAGGTCTTCTGGTATATACCAAGGTAATTTATTATTATTCCCAATAACGCCGTTTTTACTCATAGCAACAATTAGTTCATAATTCATTTTTTGTATATAAAAATGAATTATTCTTTATTACATTACACCATTGTATTAACAAATTGTTCCAATGTATATTCTGTTATTTTGGAATCAAATTCAATCACTTGATTGTCTTTCAACATTTTAATGGTTGGGTATGATTCAATATTATACTTATTAATTACTTTTGTTACCTCAGCAGTTTCATCAGTACAGTTATAGTCTAAACATTTAATAACATATTCTCCTTTTTCTTTACCATTATATAATTTGGCAAATTTCTCCCATTCTGGTTTTGCGGTTTTACAATGAGGACACCAATCTACATTAAAGAAATAAATAATAACTTCATGAGTTCTTTTATTCGCATTTGCTACATCGGCAAATTTATTATCTATTTTTTTCATATCTTCCATATAATATTTATTATAAACATAAGTTGCTGCTAATAAAAATATTACGATTAATAATGCTATTAAAATATATTTTGAATATGGTGAAATGATTTTTTTAATTACTTCTATAAACGATGCCATTATATATTTATAATTATATATTGTGTATTGGAAATTATACTAATTACTTCTAAATATTTATTTTAGAGTAACCAAATTAAAATGAATTTCTTAATATGTTATATAATACTATGACTAGTATAAAAAACAATCTTCATTATATAACTATTGCTACTAAGCTACACCCTATATTGGAATTAATTAAAACTCGCGTTGAAAAACAGCGCGAAAATATTACTATTCTTGGTTTACAAGAGAACCGTAATATCGGTTGGAATGACCGTGCTAACTTTGGTGTAAAATTAAGAGAAGTATATAATTATATATGGAATGTTGATTTAGACCCAGATGATATAATTTTATTTACAGATGCGTATGATGTAATTTATTGCGGAAATCATGAAGACATTTTGGAACGTTATTTAACACTAGATAGTCCTATAGTATTTGGTTCTGAAACGATGTGTAATCCAGACCCAAATAGAGAACCTGAATATAATAATAGACATTTACAATTTCCATATTTAAATAGTGGTTTATACATTGGGCGACTATGGGCATTACGTGAATGTATGATAGGTTATAGTTACAATGATGCTGATGATGACCAACGATATTGGACAAACTATTTATTTAAGAGACCCGACCTTATTAAATTAGATTATTATAATACCTTGTTTTTAAATACCGCTGGTATTGATATTAAAGAAATACAATGGGATGGAAACAAAGCTAAATACCGAGATAAAACGCCGTTATTCGTTCATGTAAATGGCCCTGATAAAAGTGATTTGAAACATTTTTTGTAAATTTTATTTTGTAATTCTAATATAATAGTATTCATAGTAAAATATTTAGTTATGGTTTATAAAAATAGAAAAACGAAAAAAAAATACTCTTATAAAAAAACAAAACTACCAAAAAAAAATACTTCATTGAGAACATTAGACGATTTGAAAATATCTGTTTATTCAGAAAAAGATTACGAAAGTAATGATGGCATGTTAACAACGGTATGGGGACCAAGTATGTGGCATTATTTACATACTATGAGTTTTAATTATCCTGTGAAACCAAAATGTTATGAAAAAGAGCGATATAGAAATTTTGTATTAAGTTTGAAATATGTATTACCTTGTGGAAAATGTCGTAAAAACTTATGTAATAATTTTCAGAAGTTACCATTAAAAATGTCTCATATGAATTCTCGTGCCACGTTTTCAAAGTATATTTATGATTTACACGAATTAATTAATACTATGTTGAATAAAAAATCTGGATTATCATATGAACAAGTGAAAGAGCGTTACGAACATTTCCGTTCTCGTTGTACTAAATCTATAAAGAATGGAGTAAAAAGAAAAACATTTAAAAAACATAAGGAAAATGGTTGCACTGAACCTCTTTATGGCGAAAAATCAAAAGGCGTTTTACGAATAGTTCCACAATCCGAAAAATGCGAAAGTTTAGAAGTAGATGAAAAGTGTATTAAATTTCGTGGTGGTAATATTGTTTAGAAATTTTGTCTAAGAGAACAAATTTGTTTTTTGGAATATATATCTTTAGCAAATATATAATATAAAATATATATAAATGGATAATACAAGAGATTTGGATACAGAAAATTTTACAGAATTTAAAATTAATGAAAAAAAACAAAATGATAAAGAGGTTGATTCACCGCCTTTCTGGTTTGATAATCCAAATATATTATTAGATAAAAATTACATATTTGAATTTTTCCCAATTGAATCTATGTCTTATAACCAAAAACTTAATGCTATTACACGTATTATTATTATTTTATCTATTATTGGCTTCGCTATTTCAAGAAGCATTCGTATATTAGTTATCAGTGGAATTACTATTTTCGCTATATTTTTATTTCATTATTATCACGAAAAAGAACGAAAAAAAAATGAAACAAGGAAACCTAATTTAGATAAAATAGAGAACTTTGATAATCCTGCGATGGCTTATTTAAAAGAAAGTGGTAATACTATTCCAACTGATGTATTTGATGTTCCTAATTCAAGCAATCCATTTAGTAATGTTCTTATTACTGATTATGATTATAATCCTAATAAAAAACCAGCTCCACCTGCTTTTAATGATAATGTAAATAAAGATATTTTAAAACAAGCCAAACAATTAGTTAGTGAAGCTAATCCTGACCAACCAGACATTGCTGATAAATTATTCAAAGATTTAGGAGAACAATTTGTGTTTGAACAATCATTACGACCATTTAATAGTAATCCTAATACTACTATTCCAAACGACCAAGCTGCTTTTGCTGAATTTTGTTATGGTAGTATGATTTCTTGTAAAGAAGGTAATAAATTCGCTTGTGCTCGTAATTTATCCAGATACCAATTGTAGTGTAGGGAAACCAAGGTTTCCTCTACAACCCCTTCCTTTTTTAGTAGTATCTATTTAGAAACCCTGAGTTCCCTGCGACCCTTCTTTTTAGTAATATCTCTTTAGGAAAACCTAGGTTTCCTGTAAAAAAAAGTCTTATTATAATATAATATATTATAACAACATGTCAAGTTTTTCATATACTTTTAATAATATGGGTAGAATTGGTTTAGATGCTACTGATTTAACACAACGTAATATGCATAATACCCGTTTTTCTAACTATATGCTTTCAGAATTCTTTAGCGATAAAACAACTAATAGTCAAGTCAAATTCGCTACACAACAACCTACTATGATGGTTAGTGGAACAGGCATTGCTAGTTCAGTCATTGATGTTAATTCAATGTTAACATTAAAAACTGAACAAGAAAGACCTTTAGAAAAACTTATGTTATATCCTAGACCATTTTTAACAGTTCCTTATTTAGGAAGAGGTAGTTGTGACCCTACTTTAGAAAGTCAACTACAACAAGGTGAAATTGTTAGTGATAAAAAAAGTGTTTCTACTATTATGGAGCAATCATTTAGTAATTATGTTATGTATCCTACTGATACAAATATGGAAGAACGTGTAAAAAATCCCGCTTACACAGTTGAAGAAGCCGCTTTAAATGGTTGGGTTCGTGGAGGACAAAGTTCTCGTAATTATTTAGAAAAATAATTTTAGTTATTTTTTAATAATATATTCTTATTATATATATTGTTAAATATGGATAGTGATAGTAAACATGATGAAATTTTAGAAATGTTAAGTGAAATTAAAAATAAAATAGATAATGTTGAAGAAGAAGTCAAAAATGTTAATGAAAAAGTAGAAAATATAACACCTGTTGAAGAAGAAAATGGCGTTGAAGAAGAAAATGGCGTTGAAGAAGAAAATGGCGTTGAAGAAGAAAATGGCGTTGAAGAAGAAAATGGCGTTGAAGAAGAAAATGGCGTTGAAGAAGTAAACGATAATGATTTACTAATGGAAGATAATAATAATGAAGTAAACGATAATGATTTACTAATGGAAGATAATAATGGAGTAAACGATAATGATTTATTAATGGAAGATAATAATGGAGTAAACGATAATGATTTATTAATGGAAGATAATAATGAAGTAATTGAAGATAATATTGTAACTAATGAAGTTTCACCTTTTGATGAAGAACTTGAAAACAAAGAAGTTTCACCAATGGAAAAAAATAATGAAGAAATAGATAATTCACTGCTTGAAAAAGAAGACACTAAAGAAAACACTGGAGGTAAACGCAATCGTCATATTTCCATGAAAAGACGAGGAAAACGCACCAAACGCCAACATAAAAAGGGCGGTCGTCGTACTCGTAAACCAAAAGGTGGTAGAACTAGAAAATCAAGAAGAAATTCCAGAAGAAAATGAGGCGAACCTCCATCTATTACTTTTGACGATGAATAAATAATCGTAATGACGTTATAATATAACCGAAAAAGATTATAATAATATTTATAAAATAAAAATAATATAAATATTATTTTTTAATAAAAACAATGACATTATATAACAATTATAACATAAATAAAGATGTATATTATACCAATAATAAAGAATATAGGCAGTGTATGCGAGAACTTTTCAATATGAAATGTGTAATTAATCCAGACATGGAAGGAATGGATGAAGTAACAATTGACGAATTAACATATGATGAAAAAACTATGTCGGTTATAATGGATGAAATATATAATGCTACTAAAAACAACGATATTTTTAATGAATTATATGATTTAGCTGCTGCGACTATGTTCTCAACTGATAGAACTATTGGTCAAGCAGTTTTATTATCATATGATTATTTATGTTTTTTTCATAATTGTTTAGGCAGTTTTTTAAAGGGCAATTTTGATAACAAAAATGAATATTATTTATTATTGAAAATGAAACTAACATAAAATATATTATATACTATATTATATAATATATTGTATAATGGCATCTACAAGAAATAAAAACACACTTGGTAATTATAGTGCGGAACAATGGTCATTAGGAGAACAAATAAATTATAATACTTATCAATCCTATGGTGTTCCTCAAAGCACATATTTTGCTGGAGATGGGTTATTACACGGGCGTGTAGCATCGGAACAATTATCTAATAATTATTGTGATATTGAATCCCATTTATTTGGTATTGGCTCTACAAATTTGGTTAACCCAATGCCTCCTGTTGTTCCTGAAATAAAACCTCTTCAATCATTAGCAGTAATGGATAAAACGCCTTTGATTATTCCGGGGGATTTAGTTGTTCAAGGAGAACAACGATATTTTCGTGGTGCTCCACTTAGTAATAGTAGTATTGTTAGAAAATTGTTAAACTAGTTGTTATACAATTTATTTGTAAAATTATGAGAATTTTTACGATTTTTAAATGATGTATTTTTCTTTTGATTTTTATTAGTTTTTATCTCACTTGCTAATACAACCAATTCTTCATGTTCTTCCTGTTTTTTCAGAGTTTGTTCTGTTTCTTCTTCCTTATCAGAATCTTGTGATTGTTCTTCATTTTCAGGTTCATCATCTTCTGTAAATTCTTTTATCTTTATTTCCCGTTCTTCTTGTTTCTCTATATTCATATTAATTTTTTCTTGTTTAAATAAATCATTCAATATAGATGAAAAATCCATATTGAGTTCTTGTTTCGGTGGTAATTCTTTACATTGTGTAAATTCTACTTGTATATGTTCTTTCAATAATTCAAAATTTCCATTGGATAAAATTTCTAATGGGATTTTTACATTCGCAAAAGCATATTTTTTCATTAATTAAATATTATTCATAAAGTAATATTTAATATTTTTATTCACAAATTGTTTATACTATTTTTATCCAGATATAAATGGTAATTCTCCTTCTTCTTCTATTTCCTCCTTCCCATTATTTTTTAATTCTTCTATTTCACGAAGTTTATTAGAATGTAATGTTTTGATTATTCCTATTTTTTCTCTATATTGTTCTCTTATTTTTTTATTTTCTTCAATTAAAGCATCAAGCACATTGTCTTCACTACTTTTAGATTCTATTTTATTAGTGTCTTTATCAAAATATAAACATTCATTATCTATTTTTCCAATTAAATTATCACTTCCAGGACAATCTGTTTTTGATTTAATACCTTGTAAAATATTTTTCATTTTTGCTATTTCGGGAAAAAAGACATCTAATTTGTTAATGTCGTCTTGTAAATCTGGTATAAAGTCTGTTATTTTTTTTATCACATTTAATAATTGTTTATCCTTATTTTTTATTTCGCCTTTTAGGTCTCCTATTTCGACTTTCATATTTTTTATTTTGTCTATTTTTTCATCCATTTGTTTTTTTAATGTTTCTTCTTTATTACTCATAAAATCTATTTTACTAGCCATCATATCAGTCAATGACTTTTTTTCATATTCAAATTGTTCTTTATTCTTTTCTATTTCAGTTTTTAAATTATCTATATCTTGGTTTCTATTTTCAATTTCTGTATTTAAATTACCAATTTGTTGTTGTAACCCTTCGTTTTCTGTTTTAAACCTCTTTTTTTCTTCAAATTGGTTCTTCAAATTATTTAATAGCTTATTATTAGCGTCTTTATTCTTAGTTATTTCAGCTTCTAAATTCTGTATTTTTTTGTTTTTTTCTTCAATATTTATTGTATTATCATTGTTTACTTTTATCATTCTGTCATCTAAATATTTTATTCTATTATTGCCAAATTCTATTTGTTGTTCTCGTTCTTTAATTGAGTTATTCAATTTTTGAATTTCATTTTTATTGCCTAATTGTTGTATTTCCAAATCTTTAATCTTTTCTTGTTTTTCTTCATTTATTCTTTCTAAATTTTTAATATTTTCACGATGGCTATTCACAGATTCCCAAGAATTTTGGTCTTTTTCTTCATAATTTTTAATTTCATTTTCAAGATTAGTTATAGTTATATTCATAGTTTTTAATTGATTTTCATAATCTTCTTTTAATTTGTTTATTTCAGCGTTTTTCTGTTCATTTATTTCAGAAATATTCTCCTTTAAAAACTTATCAAAAAATATATATTCACTATTGAACTTTCTTAAAATAGAAGATAATTTAGTTTGAATATTTTTTTCTTCTTCTTTTTTATTGTCACTTTTAATTTCTTGTTGTTGCGATATTGGTTCAAGTTCATCTTCTTTTTTATATTCCTCTTTTTTACCCTCTCCTATGTTTAATTGTGGTATTGGTTTTGATTGACTTACTATATCAACAGCCAATCCTAATAATGCTTTTGTATTATTATCATCTTTTTTATTTTCACCTAAAATTTGTTCAGAATTTGATATTGGTGGTGGTGTTGGTCTTGGTTGACTTATTATATCAATCGCCGTGCTTAATAATTCTTTTGTATTATTATCATCTTTTTTATCATTTCTTACAATTGGTTCAGCATTTGGTATTGGCGTTGGTAGGGATTTTGGTTGACTTAATATATCAATCGCCGTGCTTAATAATGCTTTTGTATTATCTTTCTGTGTATCTTTATTCATTTGAATAAATTTTTTTATTATTTCCTTGAATTTATTTTTTATATCTTTGAATTTTTGTTGTGTATCAGCAATATATTGATTATTTTTTGATATTATATTATTATGAGTTATTATATCAAGTGCGGTTTCTACTATTTTTGAAATATTTGTTTCTTTTGATGCTTCTTTTTGGGATTTTGATAACTCTAGTAATTCACTCATAACATTATTGTATTCATCTTTATTTATTCCTTTCAATATTTTTTCATCTTCTATTTTCTTTAAAGCATCTAATGAACCAAGTAGTAAACTATTAAATTGTTCATCAGTTAAAGGGTCTGTTTGTTCTTCCAATTCACTAATCATAGTTTTTATTTCTTTTGTTTCATTTGAAATTTTGAAACTTTTTAATTTCTTTTGATTTTCTTTAATAACTTCTATAGCAGTTTCTACTAAAGTTGATAAATTATTATTTTTGTTTTCACCTTGTTGTAATATTCTTAATAAATATTCTATTTTTTTTCTAATCAATTCATCCATCTTATATATGATAAATATATTTATTTTGCGCGTTTCTTTTTGTATTTCTCTTTTGTTTATATGTACGATGTTTTTTGGTATATTTCTTTTTCATACCACCATCAAATCCTTCATATAACTGTTTCATTACATTGTTTCTGTTAAATCTATCCATTAAATTTGTTTGTTTTTCTTTTATATTTTGAGAACTACATATTGTTTTTATTGTATTGAATTTTGATATTTGGTCTAAAAATTCCATGGTTCCAATAGCCGATACCGCATTACTCTTATCTATCATCTCAATAAATTCTTTAATGTAAAATTTGTATAATTGATTGTAAGTTTTTTTATCAATATTATTTTTATTTTGTTCAAAATAATTTTTTACTTGATTAAACATATCAAATATGGATTTCTGTTTACTAATATTACTCTTGATTGTTGTTAAATCACCTACTTTATCTTTGAAAACATTTGATATCATATCTATAATTCTGACAGCTTCTTTTATAAATTCGTCTTGTATAGAAGTCTTATTTATTATATCTTCATAATAAAATAATATTTTTAATTTATTTATATCTAAGTAAGGTGTAGGCGGTGGGTTATTTGCCCCTCTTGATATATTGAATACACAAAAAATACTTATTATTATATCTTCATACATTTTCTGTGGGGTTTCATAGCCTTTTATTTCTTTTAATTCATTGTATATTTCGTCAAATATTACTGAACCTGTTTTATCTTGTTCCAATGATTTATCATTTGATACATCAAAACTAAAACAATTACTATGTTGTGGACAATAATTTTTGAAACAAATATCTATGAAATTCGGTGTAATATTAATAGAATTCTTATTTTTTTCAAATAATATTTTCTTTATTACTTCTCTTACTTTTTCTAATGAATTGTTTATAAAATACCCTTCTTCCCTACGATTTTCACAAATTACATTAGAGTTCTCTTGGCGACATTTTGTTTCTAATTCCAAATCTTTTACCAATTCTAATAAATTATTAAATTTACCGTATTTTCTAAAAAGATTTTCTTTCAAAGTATTAAATGTTACGGATTCTAAATTGTACTTATTGAATATTTTTGTTAACATTTCAACGCTGTTGTATTGCTGTCTAATATTATTTATTATGTTATCTACATTTGGTTTATATGCTCTTTCAAAAATGCCTACATATTGTCCACGAAAAGCAGCATCTTTAAATGGCAAAATTTTTATTGGTGTTATTTTATTTTCTTGTAATATTTTATTGATATCAAGGGTAAATTTTTTAATAATATTATTATTGGATGTAGTATTTGTTAAACCTTGTTGGTTACTTGCTTTTAATCGTGATGACTTATTTTGAACGTCCGTTTTGCTCAATAATGTATTTAATTGTTGTTCTATTTTTTGTATAACTTGTTCTGTATCTGTTCCTTTATTGGAAATTATATTTGAATACAATTCTAATTCTTTTTTAAATTGTTCTGGAGTTATGTCATTATTTTCTTTCAAATATTCAGAAATAACATTGAACGCAATTTTCAAATTTTTATTATTATTTTCTTCATAAAATTTTATCATATCTTTTGGTAATTGCCAATTTTCTCTAATAGCTGGATTTTCAAAATCATAAATAGGGTCTTTCACTTCTATTTTTGGTATACATTCTTGCGAAATCGCACCTCCTTTTGTTTCACCGCTTTCTATAACACCTAATGGGTCTGGATTACCTTTATACGCTTCTGTGCTATAATATGGAACATAGATTTCATTTCCTTGGGCGTCTTTAACATTATCTCGTTTTACACTCAAAAATGCCTTTATTGTATTTGGATTTTCACAAGCAAATTTGTTCTCTACGCCCGCAAAATCCCCTATTATAATATTTCCTATTTTTTCTTTACCTATTAATTTTACAAAAACCAATGTATGACTACGAGAACTATTTGGATTATTGGTGGTTGCTTTTACAAATCTATCTGTATCTATCAAATGGATAATGACTTCCCCTAATTTGGTTCCTTTTTTGAATACAGTTTCCTTTTCTATATCATTTCTTTCTTTGTTTATCATACGATATTGATGGTGTGTAGAATGTATGTATTCTTCACTTAAGACAAAGTTTCCGTTCTCAAAATTGAAATTTATGGTATTGCCTTCTTCATTTGGAACATTTACTATTTCAGGGTTCTCAAGACTTCCTATTCCAGTTGTATGATAAAATTCTTTACATTTCAATTCTATTTTACCGAAAATACCTTCACTACCTAATTGATTACACAGATTAATTAATATACCATTTTCTTGGTTTTTCTTGAAATATATTAAAGATGAAGTTTTACCTGCTCCACTAGCACCATATCCTATCATAAATATTGGTTTGTTTTCTTTTATTTTATCTTTAATAACTATCATTTTTTGTGCGATTTCTTCATTTTTAATATCAGGTTTGAAAATATATGAAAATGGACCGAATAAATATCCATAACTATATTTTTGAATAGCAATAGTATTTAATTCATTGTTTAAATTATAATTTTGTGTTGTGCTTGCTAATTCTTTAATTTCTGGCGTTAAAACAAATTCGTCGTCTTCTTTTTTATAATATGGTATGTTATCATCCATATAATCAACCATTATTTTGTTTGGTATTCCATTTTCATTGATATTTATTTTAAATCTATTATTATATTTTTCGTTACTATCTTCATCATTTCGTAATTTTAAATAAGTAATTATGTTATTATTATTCATTTTTTCAATGTATTGGTCTATTTTATTACGAAATTCTTCATTATCTGGTAATTCTAATAAAGGGAAATATGTATTAACTATTGTATTTAATAAAACATATTGTGATGTTATATATGTCAATAGGGTTTCATATAAATTATATTTGTAATTATTATCGGTTTTATTCACAATATCGTTTTTTAATAAATTAGTTAATAAATTTATAAATTCTGATATATAAACCATTAAAAATGGATGTGTTTTTGCTTCTTCTTCTGTTATATTTAATAATTGTTTAAAATTATCTGTGTAGAATTTATATTTATTAAAAACATCTTCATAATTCATTCCTTTATTATTTTCATAAAACAATTTATCTGTTAAGTTGGTATTTTTGAATGAAGACATATTTACAAACATAAATGATAATAGATTTTCATACATGTTCTCTAAAAACTCTTTACTAACTCTGTTTTTATTAACTCCTGTTGTTTTACCATCATATAATGGATTTTCATAATTTAATATGATTTGTTTATAATCTTCACATTTTAATGATGTCAATTTATAAAATATTGGTCTATAGATAATATATTGAACTATTCCTATGTATAATTCTATACATTTTTTGATTATTGCGTCTTGTTGCTCGTTTCCAGCACCACCAGTTATTTCATTGTTATGTTGTCGTAATTGATTTTTTAATGTTTCAAATTTTTGATTAATATTTTCAATATTTTTTATTAATCTATCTGTTAGTTTTCTTTGCGTGTTAGTAATTACAGATATGGTATTTGTAGGGTTTATTTCTCTTGTATCTATTATCGCTTTTGGCGTCAATTCTGATTTTAAGTTCTCTATTTGTTCTTGTAAAGTTAACGATTTTGTATTTTCTTCTGCTGCTTTTAATTTCTGTATTTGTTTTTCCATTTCTTTTATTTCATTATCCATTTTTACTTTTTCTTGGGCGAGTATTCTATTTCTTTCATTTTCATCAGTACTATGTTTTATTTTATTATGAACCAATTCTGTGGTGCTTTCTAAAATTTGTTCTAAACTTTTAACTTCTTCTTGTGTATTCTTTATTTTCTCTTGTAATTCTTTATCTTCTTGTGTTACTGTTTGCAAATTGTTATCTGCGTTGGTAGTTAATAATTGTTGTATTTCTTTTTTTAATTCTTCTAATTTTGGTTTTTCAAGTATTTCATCAATAATTTGTTTTGTTTCATCTTCTTTTTCGTCTATTTCGTTATCTAATGTTTCTTTTTCATTTTCCATTGTTGTTTTTTCTTCTAATTTTTGTTTGAAATCTTGTATTGAAGCATCTATATTTGAAATATTGGTGTTTAATTCCTTTATTTGTGTTAATATATCTGTTTCTGTATGTGTGGTTGTATCTGTATCTGTTTCTTGGATTGGTTCAGGGATTACTAATTCGGGTATTGGTTCAATATCATCTATTTTTTTTTCAAGATTCTCTTGTTCATCTTCTAACTCAACTATTTCTTCTTTATTATCAGTTATTTTTTGTAAATCATTAATATAATTCTTTATTTCTTCTATGTTAATATTTTGTAAAAATGGTATTTCTAGTGTAATTGTTTTGTCATTATAACTTATAGCACTTGTTGTATAATATCCGTTTGTATATTCTTCATTTACAAATAAATGGAATTCTCCATCGTATGTTTTACCATCAAAATCGTTGTCTACTATTGTTAATTTTGTTTCAAAATCGGTTTCATCATTAGAATTATCGTCTATATTTGTTATTTTATCTATTCCTGTTATAGATTTATTTTCATTTGATAAAGAGTTTTCTATTTCATTATTTAAAAAAAATATTGTTCTAACATATGGAATATTGTCTTTTACAGTTATACCGAATATTTTATTTGACATCTATTTACTAAATACATAGAAATTATATCAATTTATACTACGATAATAAATTGATATTTTACCTAAATTTATCGTCTTGTTCTATTTTTCTTATTTTTTCTTCCTTTTTTAGTCATAACGAAACGAACTTTTTTGGATTTCTTTTTTCCTGCTTT